GTGCAACTAAACGTAAAGCTATCGACAAGCTCAGAACTACCATTTCAGAGATCGTTAAAGCTAATGTTAACATGAACGAATGTTCAGGCTTTGACGAAATGATGGCCAAATCACGCAATAAAGACATGCACACTATTAACGGTAACACATCAAGGCGAGTAGTGAAGAAGACAGCGTGCATCGATCACTTAATTCAAATCTGTCAGATAGGCAAGAAAGAAGACAGCAAAGACAAAGTACAGGAAAAGGTAACTATCGTTGACCTGGAAGACGCTCCATGTAAACCTCAAGCCGTAATAATTAGTGAACAACAGCAACTCAATGAATTGAGAGACACACTACAGACGATGACGAGCGACGATTTGAAGAAACTCCTCGACTCATATCTCGGCGATGATCAATTTCTCTTTAAAACGGAGATCGGCTTAATAGCCTATATATGTGAGATTGATGACTGGAAAATCGACTTCATGGAAAAGCATTTGCAAAACATGGAAGATACCGATGAGTTCGAAGAGCCGATCGTACCGCAAAAAGACAGAGGTTGCAATGCCATACAAGACAAGCATACATCAAAAGTCACTGATGGTCGTCATTCGACTAAGGAGTACACCGAAGAACAAAAGAGAAATCACCGTGAGAAGAAAGCGAGACTATTGGCTGAACGAGAAAAAGAGATAGAAGTTGAGACGTCGACTAAGGCTAAAATAGAGAACTACATCAACTCGTTTACGCGTATAACTGAGAAGTGCAAAAAGAATCCAGAATATACAGCACTATGGTTCAGAGCATCCTGCGCTAACCGAGCGTACAAAATGAAAATAGCTGCAGGTCTATGGGGTCCAGACTGGCAGATCCAGAAGAAGATGACTACAATACAATGGACAGTATATTGTCTGTTAAACCAAGTAGATTATGAACTTTGTGTCCACATAATAATTAATACCATACCTGAGATCAATAAACTCAGAAGCACCACTAATTTTGACGAAGCATTCGCCCAGTTGTCCGGGCTAAGAGATTGGGCAAATGAAACTTGTGTGCGTGATGTCGAGGCATCGCGTCATAACAAAGAAGTACACGCCCTGAACGGTAATACGACACTCTCACCATCTATGGACATAGTAGACAAAGCAAGGGATATATTCGACATGCTCGACTCAGCCGCGACAGATAAATTGCTCAAAGGATCAGCAGTAGCCATGAAGTTATCTACTATACCAAGTGATTCGCAACCAGGACTCGTCACACTATATGACCAATCAGTAGTACGTGGCTCTACAATAGCCGGCAATAACGCCATAGTCAACAATGTAGCCTTAGCTTTTCCATTCACTACACTATATCCCAGGCAAGTCAGAAACGGGCTAGGTGCCGCGTTAGTTAACTCAGCACAGCGATTGCCATCCGATAGCGTGGCTACAATGACTCTCATGAGTGGCAATATCACTAAGTCCGAATACGGAGAAGCACTCACCGAAGCGCAAGAAAAGGCAAATCAGATGCTCGCACGACCAGATAATGTAACAAAAGACGGATGGTCAATGATCGAAATAGCAACCCTGAGCAGGGTTAAACCATACTATGGTCTGAGCATGGATGCATGCATGCTAAAGATGAGTCTCCTACATTCTATATATGCCCATAGAGTCGATACCAACTTTATACCTTATCTAGACTTTTCAGCCATAGACAACCGTACACTAGCTGATGTAACACAAGCACCTGTTTTGGGATACAACGACGTTAATCCAAGTCCAGTATTTGGTGAAATGTGTGGAGGCAATGCAGCAGTATTTCCATACGGAGGAGGAACAGGCGCCCTAGCATTCCACCTGACAACAAAGACAGTACCGACGAATCAGACATCAAACATTATATACTGTCCGGTAGGCTTATTGAATGGAACAGATTCAGATGGCGAGATGATGGCGCTTTTTGTACGAATGTGGGCTCCTTACCCTGCATGTATGTTCACGGTCACTCAAGCAACAACTGACTCAGCAGGTGGCAATGCAGCCAATCAGACATATGTGCCCGGAGCAAATCTGGTATCGATCACCGGTATGACCACAATGCATATAATACTACCTAGGGGCACAGCGGCAAGAAATCCAACTTCACTAGCAGAAGTACTGAACGCCACGCTTTTCAGACCAAGCACAGGAGCTCAAGCATCGGCAGCGTTGAATGCCAACGTATTTTTGAACATTAACTTTGTTGGCGGTCCTCTTACCACTTACAACCTATGTCAATATCTCTACACTTGGACTAACCAACATGACATCACCACAATAACTACATTTTTGATGCGACTACAGGGTTTTGTCGGAATTAAGGCGTCTCTAGCCAGGATGAGAGAAGTAGCAGATTATTATGCAGTAAGCTGCCCAACTATGACTGTTGCTGTCTCCAACGGTAACACACTGCCTGCAGCCAATTCGTTAGCTCAATTCCAATGCTCCGATTTTTTACATCTGCTAGACGTACCCACAGTAGCCAATTGGCCCCAGTTAGCAAATCAAAAGGCGAAGATGATAATACATCAAACAGACGTATTGGCCTGGAATTTGGTTGTCACAAATATATATGACCCAGCTGAAATGGACGAAGTAAGCGACGAACTGTTAGAAGAATTCGGTCGAACTAACGCTGTACACTGGCAATTGATGAGAGCAGGTACCTTTGCCGCCGTTTGGAATTCACACGTGTCTTCACTTGCATGGAGCACCAGCACATGGAATACAGCATATACTAATACAAACATGCCCGCATTTCGGAAACATATACAAGGCTACTATTCTATGGTTACTATGCCAAGTCTTGGACTTCCCAATGCAGTATGGGGCCCCATGTTAGCCAAGTTGTTCCAGGCCTTGACCGGTTTTTCATCAGCTAGCTATAAATTAGCAAACCGCACGCTCACCTTTTGGGACTACAGGACACCAGTAGCAAATGGAATAGCTACAACATACACCGTGGGAGGTGTATTGAATGATCAGTACATACCTTGTACTTTACCTGATATATGGCAGAATCTACTATTAAAACAAGTGCCGAGGTTTCAGATGTCACTACCACCGCCTAACTCAGCTCATACAACAGCAGGATACACAACCGGGCTAAAATACCTACGGATCGGGGTGAATGCTGTCGGATCCTATATTCAACCAGACTATCATTTAACTGGATTATCGGCCAAACAACTCACTACGATAATGAGCGATACCAGATGGAACGATAGGTTGCTGTATTTATACGGACAAGCATTACAGACATTATCAACTGGAGCAGGAAACCCAGGTGCGCCAGGAGCATCTACATGGCCATGTCAACGAATAATCACACTCCCACCCTGGCTTAATGCATTTCCGGCGCTCAACGATTGGACATGGAACACTGTATGCATGCCATGTTATACCAATGATGGGTTATTCATCCACGCAATAAGTACGCCCGCGAATGCAGCACAGGTTTTGCAAGCACAAGGACGAAAAGGTATCCTCAACGGCGTCGCGTGGCAGATCGCAGATGTAGTAGCATCACCCACCGATATAATGAACGATTTTGAATCCGATTATAGCTCACCATGGAAACAATTTGAGGCCAAGGAGGATTTAAAAGCTACGACTGGCGACTCCGCAGCAAGTTCGTCAGCGACCACTTTGCTGCTCGTGAAGAAAGAATAAAATACGAGCGAATGGCTGATCTCGTCGTCTGGGAAAGGTCGTTGAACCAATATAGTGACGAAAACAAATGGACAATAGCTGACCTGGCTCGTCTAATGGCATTGCAAGAACAGCACATAGACATCGAGCTACTAGACTTAAGTTGGCTAAAGTCAAAAACCTCGCTCTTACCCGAGATAATCACAGGTAAGATCACCAAGAACAATCTGGCTAGTTGGGTAATGAGAAGAAAAGAATATAAAGAAGATACGACTAGACCAATCGAAGACAAAGCAATTATAACCGCTACGATATATGATATGTCTGACGATGAAATAATTAAAACATTTGGAGTACGAAACGAGCAGGACAAACAGATAAGAAGATGGCGTTTTAGAGATGTAATTAATGTGTATAAAATATCGAAAAATGATCATCTATTCCTGAAGTACCTTAATTCAGTGCGAAACCTAGACTATATTACAGTCTGTAACCTTATGAATGCATTCCTAATCCATGACAAATATTTTTATGATATATTAGTATCGTTGGATACATTCAAAGATTTACAACGCTATGGTGTAGTCGCAGGTATAATTAACTCCCTAGTAAAGAAATATCCATGCGATATGGATGTCAGACTAACTATGGCTGAAATGGGAGGGCTAACTGGATATAGGAATGTACCGTTTCCAGGATTTGATCCTGTGAAAAGTACCAAAAATTTGGCAGAAGGAGGACAACCACACGGACAAGTAGGTAAGGATTGGCTAAGCATATTTACAGCAGCTGCAAAAAGAGTAAAATTCGGGCAGAAGCAGAAACGAGTTGAATTCATGACTTTAGAAGAATTCATAGCCAGCGACAAAGGACAGACATCAGGGGCATCTTCATACGGAAAAGTGTATTATGAAGTAGACGAAGCAGAAGAAGATAAAGATAAGAAAGGTAAGTTCAAAGCGAGAAAGAATTTCCTCTTAGATCTATATGCTCCAGGACATCTAGCTGAACTAACTGATCAACATATGGGAGAACAAACCAGTGTTGCCTTTGTAAAACCTGAACTTGGGAAGTGCAGAATAGCAGTGACAGGCGATTTATGGACATATTATGTGATGGCATGGTTAGACTATTTATGTGGCCACACATATACAACATGGGAAGGGAACACACTTGAAGAAGACAGACTGGGGCAAACTTATAGAATGTATAGTATGATGCAAGGTCTAGACGAGACGTGGTCATTACCATGGGACTACAAAGTGTTCGATAATCAGCCGACGACCATTGAATGTCAGATACTGCTGGAGCAATACCTTAACGATGCTTTGAATAATGTACCAGAACAATATAAACCGATAGTAGCAGATGCGATACAAAAGACTGTTGCAAGTCTGGGTAATACAACATGTGTTATAACGTACGAATCAACAAAACACAAGTTTAAAGTCATAGGCGGTGTTCAATCCGGAATACGACTTACATCATTACTCGGCAACTATTGGAATATGACAATGTCTAGGATAGCTAGGGACATCTGCGATCCGAACGAGAAATATCTTAAAAATACATATATACGAGGAGACGACAGTAGTGTATATGGTCAGAACTATTTCTCTTGTCTATTAATGCGTCTGGCATACCAATCTATAAACGCAATAGGAAGCGACGCAAAATATGGAATACATTATCAAAACACCGAGTTCTTAAGAGTGTGGTATACAAACGAGAGAGTATATGGGTATCCAAATCGCGCAATACCAGGAATAATGCAGCGCAAACCTTGGACTAATCAACCATGGAGTGGAGATAACGTGATAGAAGCAGTGTTCGACAGTATCAACACAATCGAACGACGAAAGAATACCAAGCTAGATCACTTCAGAACAGTTTCCGCTCAGTATTGGGCAAAATCTAGAAATATGTCAATAAGATATCTAGAATTACCAAGAAATATGGGAGGATTAGGGTTAATGCCTTGGAACGGATATATACCTGATAAACCATATCCCAAATTAGAAAAACCAAATGTACATTTTATAGTTGGTGATAATACATACCAGCGATATGTTGAAGAATATGCCGATATAGCTACGTTGACCAAATCAGTTGCAACAAAATTACAGCAAGCATCAATGACAATGAAAGCAGGCACGGATGATATACCCGGAATAAATCGATCATACCGTCAACAATTCAACAATTTGCTGAAGAAACACGGAAAAGTTGTTTGGACTCATATCAATTTTCAGAACACAAACGCGATCTCAGGTTTACTTAACACGAGTTACCTCAGGAAGATAGCAAAGCCTACTGATATATTGACATTTGAACGAACAGCTCCTACGTCATTCGGATCATTCGCACATTCAATTCCACTTTGGACTAAGATCCAAGCATTGTCCAAGTATACAGACATACGACCAATAAAGAAAATGAGAGAATTGAATCCTACGTTTATCAATGCTCTGACCAAGATAGAACGCAGTGGCTGGCACAGGACCGCCGCTTTAGACTGGTTGTTTGGCACTATAACAGGGTTAAGTGTCGGGAACCTACACCCCATATTATATCATACAGTTGAAATTGCTACTGTAAAAGCTATGGCTCAAATGCCTAAGCTAAGCAGATATGATATGAGTTGGGCTGTGTCTAAAGTAAGCCTTAGCGCCACTGAGTATCTAAAAATGAGCACGATAAACAAGCGATTGTTCCGCTGGTAGACTGCATTGTACACAATGCTACAGTAGGCCAAAACACATTCCGTGTTTATGAATGGGAAGCCAGTGTAGGTAATCCCGAACGATATTACAGAATATCCAATGTAATTTACTTCTAGACACACTTTCTTTTTGGTTCCAGGGAAGAGATGGTGGTTCGAGAGACGCAGATTAATAAGGTCAAGTGATGGCTTGGTCTTTAAGATCTGTGTAACTCTGCCATCATCTCTTAACTGGAATTGAAAAGTTAGTGTGGCTGAAGTGGGTTAGATGGATGTTTTGTAGTATAATTCGGTTCTACACAGGCTTTTTCAGGGAATGGCAACCTGACTCCAGAGCCTTACCGTCAGTACCAGGAGGGAATCTGCAAGAACTGCAGATACGGT